ATATGCGGCATCAGGCACTGGGGCAAGTTCAAAAGACGTATCATCAAACTGTGAATAATACTTAGGTTGCCCTGTAGCAGTAGAGGATGGTGCGTATTCTTTAATAAAAGACGCGTGTTTGAAGTCCAAGTAATCGTATGTATTACTGCTGGTAATTGCCAAACTAAATGGCGCATAAAAATCTGTAGGTGTAGCCAAAAACCTATTACTAGCTGTTAGAGTGGCTGAAACATTTTTTCTTTGGTAAGGCAGTTGAACCATATTGAATATGCGATCTTCTGCTTCCTGTATAAACCTTGGTAATTGTGTAGTAAAAGTAGTTTCAGAAACTTGTAAGTAGTCCTGTACTGCTGTTTTTAATGTTGCTAGTGTAAAACTCATGTTGTTATCGTGACTGTTCCTATGCTTGCTGTCAATTCAAAAGAAGTAAGGCTAGTGCCTAGTTTTCCGTCACCCACGTTAGTATAAAGTGTAAAAAAATTATTTGTGTCACTGCTTTCTGTTCTTGCATCTCTTATAGCCTCTGGGTCTACTGGAGAAGGTTTTGGCATTAACTGTGGGTGTTTAGCATCCCACTGATCTTTGCCCACCAACAAACCATCCCAAGTCTTTCGTAAATCTTTGTGTTTGTATCTGAACCCTGTTAAGTCACAGATACCATAAGCGTTTTTGTTTGATGCAAAAGCCATTATGCGTTGTTATAACTTCTCAAGTTAGGCGATATATTGAAAGAACTTCTGTCTTCATCGGTAGATAGGGCCCTGTCAAACTCTTCTTCATATATAGCTTTTAGTTGTCCTGTGAGCTGTGGTGCTCTTTTCATGGACATGTAGTAAGCCAGACCAGCTGTTAAGCATGGGTAAAACCTAAAAGGTAAGTCCATGGTATTTGTAGCAGCGTCTGCATCATCCATTCTGGTAAGTACATTCATGTAGACGGTGTAAGTGCTTGAAAGATCAGGAGCTGGCCAAACAGTTATAGTTGGTGTCAGCTGTTTATTTATAAAGTATTGATTTGGTTTACCAGTCGATGACTTGTTTGTAATGTGTGAATACTCAGCTCTACTTAACCTACTTAAAGGTATGTCAGTTGTTTCTGAACCAGATGTTTCTCTTATAAATACGTCCAGTACGTCAATAGGTGCAGTAGCATTGGTACTATCAATATTGTATGTTTTGGTATCTTTGACCATGGCTACAGTTTTTTCTGCAACTGTCCATTGGTTTAGTCCTCTGTTGGCCCATTCTGCCAACATAATATTAAGGCTTCTAGTCGCGCTTTTGAGATCATAACCAGTACGCAGCTCTATGCCACATCTTTCAAAAGCTTCTTCTATGTATTCAGCTACATCAAGCTCAAAATTCTTACTGCTACTTGTCGCCATATTCTTTATCCTCTGGAGCGTATAGATTGTTAAATGTTATGTTTGGGTCCATATAGCTCTCATGTTGTTCTGCTGAATGTGTCCATTGAGAAGGCATAAAATCTGGTGCCCCTTCACCAACACGCCACAAGGCTGGATTTGTTGCTCTTACTCTATTATTAGGTAAGGCTACAAAATTTCCAGTCCAAGGACCAGCTTCTGTTAAATATAACACATGTGACTGTTTATGTTGAGCTGGGTCATCAGCTATCGAGTTATCTGTGTAATCAACTGTAAACATATACTTACCTGTTACAAACTCTCCTCCTATCTTACATATCCATGGAGATGAGCTTACCCTGTCCATAATAACCACAGAATGGTCGTGACTCAAGCAATCCCAAGGTTGAGCTAGATGATCTTCCATTGGTTCTGGCCATTCTTCTAAAGGCACGTCTGCTACTAAAGCCTGTATGGGCATCCTTGCCCACATAGCTCCGCCATGTACATTTGGAGCATCTTCCATATCGTCTATTTCACAACCCGTAAAAACCACCTGAAAGGACAATGATCTGTCTGGTAAAGTATTTACTGCTATAGCTAAAGCGTGAAGATACTCGCCATGATAATCGCTATGGTTAGCTGTAAACTCTTTTCTCACCCAGCATTTGAACTGGGGAATGTTTGATATTAAATACGCCACAATATTTAACTCCTTTGTTTATTTAGATTGTATAGTCGCCACCCCTAATAGCTGCTCCCATACCTCTTGCTACACCTTTTTTCTTGCCAACACGACCACCTTTTGACATGTATTTAGTGCCTTTAGCGCTACCGCCTTTGGCCATGTATTTAGTGCCTTTAGCTGCTCCACCTTTTTTCATGTATTTAGTGCCTTTAGATGCTCCACCTTTTTTCATGTATTTAGTGCCTTTCATAATTACTCCTATCTTCTGCCAAACAAACCTATGTTGTTTGACCTTGATTTACTTATCTTACCACCTGTTGAGGCGAATGTAGAAACATTAGTTGGTTTACCACCAACACCTTGTTTTTTTGCTCTTTTGCGTCTTACAGCAGAAGAAATTTGTTTTTTGCTCATGCTCGAAGCTTTAGAAGCTGGTACGCATTTTGGATAACTGCGCTTAGAACCTTTGGTTTTAGACCTACCACATTTTTTATAGCCGCCACCTTTTTTTGGTGCGCCTATATCAACCCAGTCATCTTTAAACCACTTCGTTAAACTCATAACTAGGTTCTTGGCATTTTTGTTTTCTTACGCCTGTCGTTCATCATAGCACCGCATCCTCTGCCTTGTACCATAACTGTACCGCCTTGGTTAAACTTGATTGCTCCACCAGCAGCTTTCTTTTTACCTTTGTACTTGCCACCCATTTTTTTATATTCTTTAACCATGTAAGCATTGGCGTAAGCTGATGGGTAAACATCAAACTTTGCTTTAGCTTTACTTTTAGCTTTTCTGTATAAACTTGGGTTTGCTACGCTTTTAGGTACCTGTGATCTTGATATTGCCATTAGCACTTCCACCTTCTTCTTGCTTGCCTAATTCTTGAATTAGGATTATTTTTTGTTTTAGCAGAGCTTCTTTTTAACTGTCCAAGTGACCTTGCACAATAAGACTTGCGCCTTTTAGCTGCTTTGCTACCTTTCTTTACTTTGCCTGTTACAGCAGTTTTTAACTTAGAACCGGGGTTTGCTTTACGATAAGCAGCAACACCCTTTTTGGTCATTCCAGCACCTTTACCAGTAGGGCGGTAATTACCGCCCTTCCCAGTCGTTTTCCTTATAGGTTTAGCCTCTTTTCTGGTTTTCTTTACAGCCATTCATTAATAATTCTTATTCAAAACCAATATGATCGAATAAGTATCACCACTTGAATGTGATACAGTCGTAAAATCAATATCACCTGTTACACCGCTGCCCGCATTATTGGGTATGCCTGTAAACAAGTCATAGTATTCATCTCCCGTACTGTCTGCTGGTAAACCAGTCAAAAGTACATTTGTACTAGCGTCAAATTCTAGGTTTACACCCATGCCTCTTGTGGCCCAATAAATACGAGCCACAGAAACAGAAGTGCAAGCATCACCACTATTATTTGCTTGTAAAGCTGATACATCAACCTTTTTGACAGCACTTTCACCTGTGCCATCAGATACATTTGTAAACTTCAAAATAGCAATTTTTTGCCCATCTTGAATAGTTTGTGAGGTTACTGCGTCTGCCATTATTTACTCCTATTAAGATTGGTCAGTAAATGCTGGAACGTCTGCACCTTCTTGATTGCCCCATATATACCAATTAGTTGAATCTTTGGCTAGTATGTTTATTTCAAACAAACCAAAGTCAGTTAGGGTAAGTATAGAATTAGAGTTGCCATCTGCATATACAGAAACATTATCTGCATTAGAATCTAAATGAACAATTCCACCTAAAAAGAAATTAGTGTCTGAACCTGTATCAATGATAAGGTTTTCAGTTTCTTCTGCTGCACCGCCATAAACAAATTTAAAGTAAACACCAGCAGATGGTGACGGTAGAGTAAGTGTGCAATTAGCACTTAATGCTGGCACAACTGCAACTCTTCCACCATGTGTTGCTGCGGTTAATGAAATAGCTGTAGTATCAGCTAAAGCCACAGGTGTAACTTGCATACCATTACCGTCTAAAGTAAATGATGTGGTTACAGTTCCTGTTTTGGCTGCTTTTGAAATGACTTTAAAGCCATTCTCGGACCTTACAGGTCCATTAAATGTCGAATTTGCCATAATTTCCTCCTTCGGAAATAAGTCTTATCATCTCGGCTTGTCTGCTAGGTCAGTTGATAAAACAATGTAAAAAAAATCCTAGTAGTAAAATCATACTACTAGGACCTTAAATTAGCAAACTATAGAAGTGTCTTTAGCTCATCGATGCAGCTCTCAGCATCTTTAAAAAGTATGCCTATGCCTCCAGCACCTTTCCATGCGTCTATGTTTTTTTCTGTATCATCAATCAATATGTAGCCTTCTTTTGCATAAGCAGCTTTCTGCACACCCTTGAAAGTACAAGTTATAACCACATCTTTATCGACATGCTCTCTTATCCATTCTATTTTATCGTTGGCCACTATCTGTCTGTTTTGCATGCCTGTACAGGTGAGTATTTCCCAATATATGTCCTTGGCTGCACACTCTGTTTTTATGTGTTTCATTAGTTGGTCCATACCATCAAGCAATGGCAAGTCTCTAAATAAACCATTGTTGCTGAGTTCTATCTTTCTTGAATCATAGTCGTGCACATTTACAAACGGCCCGTTTAGATACTTAGGTCCTTCAACACCCTTGACGAAATCAGCTAGTACACCGTCCATGTCTACAAATATTTTTTTTATCATCCCATCTCCTTTTCAAATTCTGTTTCTTCTAGTTCCCAAGGGCCATAAGTTCCGTTTGTCGTTACCCAATGCCCGATTTCTTTTTTATCGTAAAGATACACGTCTTCTGGATTTATTTTGCCAATCTTGTAATATTCTTTTTTAGGAAATGTAATGTTTGTTTCTGTGTCCAGACACACTTGGTCATTTATCTCTACCCAAGCATGTCCATATTTTTTATCTTTTACATAACCAACTTGACCTGTTACTAAACCGTGAGCAATTTTTATGTCTTTGCCACCTTTATAAAAAAGCTCTAACCACTTTTTTAAAGATGTTTCAAAACAAGTTCCAGCCACTATGCCACCTCCTCTTTATCTTCATATCCAAACACATGGTCGTTTTTTAGTCTTATGGTTTCAACAAACTCGTCAAAATCATATTCTTGTTGTTCTTTGCCCTTGAAAAACTCTCTATCGATTATTTCCCAATTATTGCCTATGACATAAACACCATTATCGTAATTATCGGTATCAAGTCTGCCGTATCTACCGACACCTAAAGACAAGGTGCCACCAAAGCAGTTGCCTATCAACTGAGCAAGTCTAGCGATGCCGTAAGTTGAATCAGCGCTTCTGAAACCGTAAAGTTTAGCTACATGAAGAAACGGCTCAACACTGTCTCTGCCACCATTCCAATGTAGATATAAAGAGTTCCAATTTTCTTTTGCAACTCCATCCTCTTTAATTGTTATCACTGCTCTGTTACCCATCTTTACACCCCCAACATTTTAATTACTGCTTCGATCACAAAGACAAAAGCAAACATGTTAAATAACCCAGCAAGCATGCTCCATTGTTCTAAAAAATTAAGCACTCTTATCATTTTTTTTCTCCTTTATTTATTAATCTCACATATATATAATACACTATTTACACAAATGTGCAACTATTTATACATATAAATATTAATAAATTTAGGCCAAAAAAAAGGCCCCGAAGGGCCTTTTTGATTGTAAGTTTAGTCGTCATACAAAACTTCTTCTAAGTCTTCAAGATTAAGTGCATACCATTTCTCTACGACTTTTTCGTAAACTCCAAGGTCTTGTTTGCAGTATTTG